CGTGTTGCGGACCGTGTCGAGCGTCTCAGCGGCCTTCCGCATGTCGGACGCGTTGCCGACAGCAACGCTCCACGGCGCGTGGATCATCAGGAGGGCGTTGTCGGCCATCGTGACGGTCTTGCCGGCCATCGCAATGATCGAGGCCGCGCTCGCGGCGAGGCCGTCCACGACCGTGTCGACGGTGCGCCCCTTCGAGAGCTGCTGATCGCGAAGCGCGTTCGCGATGTTCAGAGCCGCGAACACATCGCCCCCAGGGGAGTTGATATGCAGGCGAATCGTCTTGACGCTGGCGTCCAACTGCGCGAGCTGATCAAGGAAACTCTTCGCGGTGAGCGTGGCCTTGAAGCCGTAGAACTCGTTGACCAGTTCGTCGATCCAGTCGCCGATGATGTCGACGACGTGAATGTCGACCACGGACGGATCGTCGGCGGCGTTCTGGAAGCGGTACCAGGCGCGCGGTTTCATCAGGCGGTAGCGTCACATAGAACATCCGCCCGGTTGAGTTTCAGACTACGAAAACACCACCGCCTATGGGGTATCTTGGCGGCGAGAACCGGCTCTCTAGTGGCGGTCAGGCGGCATCGTCGAGGTGCGCGTCGAGCGCCTCAAGGCGGAGGACGACTGCGTTCCTGGTGCGGATCGGCGTCGCTGTTTCGACCACAGCGCCCCCACGCCAGCCGAGCCCGCCGTGCGCCTGATAGGCCGCGACCTGGACACGAACGGGACGCACGTCGGCGGCTCCGCCGACAAGCAGACCGCCAGCGCCGACGATCGCGACTGACTGCAGGACGATCGGCTGCGGCTCTGGCTTCGGCTTCGGCGTCCGTTTCTGTGGCGCCCGGAAGAGATCATCGCTCGCGCGGACGAGATGCTCGGCCTCGATCGTGGCGGCGCCACCGACTGCGACGCCACCGGCGCCAACAATCGCGGCTTGCCCGTCGTCGGCTTGACCGGGGAAGTATTCGCCGGGATACCCGCCGCCCGGATAGATCACGCGTGCACCCGCAACGCGTGCCGAGCACGAGAACTCCAGGTCGAGACACGGCGCGCGGGCTGGCACCGCACGGCCTCATCGGCCGCGACGTCGTGCGTCACGATCGCCCCAGCGGCAACAAAGGCACGCGCGCCGATCCGGATGCCTGGCAGCAGAACCGCCCCGGCGCCGATGGTCGCGTCGTCCTCAATCTGCGGCGGCCTGGCGTCGTACTCTGAATTGTTGACGCGCGGAAACTTGTCATCGGTGCAGACCACGCCGGGGCCGATGAACACCCGCGCGCCGATCCGGCTGTTCGGCGGCAGGAAAACACCATTTCCGATCCGCGTCTCGTCGCCGATTTGTGTCCCGCGGCCGATCTCCACATGCGACCCGATCGAGCAGCGTGACCCGGTCACGACGTCGGCGAGGACGACAGCGAAATGCCAGACGACGGTGCCAGCCCCGAGGCGTGCGGTCGGATCAATGAAGTTCATAGACTCTCATACACGGCCCGCATCGCCGCGGCAGTGTCGGCGATCGTCGGTGGCGCCTCCGCGGCGCGAGGCTCGCGACGGTGCAACAGAATCTCGCGCAGCTCCTCGGCGATCGTCCGTTGATCGCCCTCAGTGATCCAGTAGTTCGCGTAGGGATTGCCCGCGTAACTGATCACCGGGATGCCGCACGCGCGCGCCTCCAAAGTTAGGCGGTTAAAGTCACCATACCGCACGAGGCCGATGTAGAAGTCGCACGAGCAGAACGCATTCCGCAGTTGCGTGTTGTCGAACACCTGCGGCCCGATGTGCGCGTGGTAACTACAGCCGTTCCGATTGACGAGCGGGAACCACCAGCGATGCTGGTCCTTCGGGATATAGAGCGCGTGCAGGCGTGCCCCATGTAAACCCTCCGTGGCTGTCACCCACGGCCACGCGATGAACAGGTCGAGCGGCCACTTGATTTCGTAGCAGTTCTCCGCGGTGAGCACGGCCGGCGAGCCTGCGTATCGCCCCCGCGATTCCTGCGGCGACCATAACTCCGGCTCAACGCCGAGCGGCACGCAGACGACGCGCGTGCGCTTGTCCGACAGGCTCGACCAGATATGCTGATGCCGCGGCCAGAAGGTGACGGTGGCATCGGCGTGCTGCAGGTAGAACTGCGCGAGCATCCAGGCGTCGCCGTGACCATAACTGCCGTTGACGACGCCCTGCTCGTACCCGCTGTGAAACATCACTTCAGGCGTCCCGTGCGCGACCCAGACGATCGGCTTGTTGAGATACAGCACATGATCCGGCGCGTGAGTGTGAATGACGTGCACGTCGGCGTCGTCGAGTTGGTGCGCGACGCTCGCGTCCTGACAATCGACGAGGAAGCTCTCGAGGCCAGCCGCCCGCTCCGCGTGACAGATCGACGCCGCGGCGCGTCCCATGCCGGAGTTGACGGCCAGCGCCCAGTGGGCGACCTTCACCGGAATTCCGTCACGATCACCACGCCAGAACCGCCCGCGCCGCCGATTCGATCGGTATTGCCTTGCGTGTTGGCCCCGCCTCCGCCATCGCCGGTGTTCGCGGTGCCTGCGGTTCCTGCCGCGGCCGTCGTCAATCCGACCGCCCCGCCACCCTTCTGCGAGGGTGCGCCGGCGCCGCCCCATCCGACCGTTGCGGACAAACGAATACCAGGCTGACCTGGCGATCCTGGTAAGTTGATGTCGCCACCGCCACCAGCCGCAGCACCAGCCCCGCCGGCTGCGACGAGCACGCCCGTGCCTGGAGCCATGCCGACGCCACCGATACCGCCAGCCGCCGACATCACGGTAGAGACAAGCGTCGATCCGCCCGTCCCTCCGGTCCCTGCGTTCGAGGCTCCAGCCGATCCCGCCGCGCCGATGCCGACCGAATACGACGCCGCTGGCGACGTGATGATCTTCCGGCAGTAGCCGCCCGAGCCGCCGCCGCCTCCCATCGCGCCAGAGTTCGTCGCGCCATCCGCGCCACCGCCACCGCCGCCAGCGCCGATCGCTTCCATGATCAGCACGGTCGCGTTCGCACCAACGGTGTACGTGCCGGTCGCAGAGACCACGGTCGTCCGCAGTGGCGTCCCTTTGCTGGCGCTCACGGCCTTACTGTCCGCCGTCGACGTGAGCAGCGAGACTGAGACGGCTTTACTGTCCGCCGTAGAGGTGAGCAGCGACACCGACACAGCTTTCGAATCCGCCACGGACGCGCGCGTCGAACCCGACTCGCCCTTACTGTCAGCCGTGGACGTCGTCAGCGAATCAGAGACCGCTTTCGAGTCGGCGACGCTGGCCCTCGTGCCGGCACTGACCGCCTTTGAATCGGCGATGTCTGCCGCAGACTGCGCCGTCGAGGTGAGCAGAGAGACGCTGACCGCCTTTGAGTCTGCCGTCGAGGCGCGCGTTGAGGCGGACTCCCCTTTCGAATCGGCCGTCGACGTCGTCAACGAATCGGAGACAGCCTTGGAATCCGCCACGCTCGCGCGTGTCCCAGCGCTGACGGCTTTCGAGTCCGCGATGTCTGCCGACGATTGCGCGGTCGATGTCAGCAGCGAATCAGAGACGGCCTTGCTGTCGGCGACACTCGCGCGCGTACCAGCGGACTCGCCCTTGCTGTCGGCCGTGCTCGTCGTCAGACTGTCGCTGACCGCTTTCGAATCAGCGACGGAGGCCCGTGTCGATGCGCTCTCCGCCTTCGCATCAGCCGTCGACGCTGCAGACGAATCGGCGACCGCAAGCGTCCCAGCGCTGGCCCCTTTCGAGTCCGCCGTCGAGGTGAGCAGCGACACGGACCCGGCTTTACTATCTGCGGTGGAGGCTGCGGCGCCGGCGCTCGTGCCCTTGCTCTCCGCCACCTCGGTCGCATCTTCGGTCGCCGTCAGCACTTCATCGACGATCGCCGCGAAGAACTGATCACCCGCGAGAATCGAGCGCTCGAAGCCCGACTCGCGCGTGATCGTGAACGTATCGCCGGCCAGTCCCGTGACGCGCACCTTCTCGGCCGTCGCGCGCCGCGGACGCTCATCAGCAGGACAGACGATGCACCAGTAACCCTGCGCTCCAGGATCTGGGAAATCCGAGCCCTCGCCGGCTTCAAGTTCGAGCGAGAGCCCGGAAGCGGCTGGCGACGGTGGTATTGCGACTGTGCCGTAGCTAAAGTTTTGCCGAGGATCGAACGGCATCAGTCACCGGAGAGGCTGCCGAGCGTCAGCCGCGCCGTGACCTTCACGGTGTCACCCGGATTCGTGGGCAGGAAGGCCGACGCCATCCGTTCGGCATACACGAGCGCCCCGGACGCGTCGGTCACGAAGTAGCCGTAGATCGCGGCGCCGCCCTGGATCGCGCCGGTAAAGGTGAACGTCTGCTGCGGCTGGACCGTCACCGACGGGGCGCCAGGCGTCGTCGTCCAGTTCGCCGCGTTTAGCGCAATCGCCGCGTAGCCGCCATCGACCGCCTCGGTATAGTCCGCCTCGGTATCCGCACTGCTGGGTGTGTGGTTGTTCGTGAAGAGGCGCAACGTCCACGCGGTCGCAGTGGTCTTACCGACGGCCGCCTCCAGGAGCAGCGCTTCGCCTTGGTTCGGGACGACGAGCATCGGCCGCTCCTATCCGCCGGCCACGGCCGGGATGTCCACGCGCAGGGCGTCACCGTCAGCGGGGTTGACGGGCTCTTCCACCAGCGCGACGATCGCGCCGCTCGCGTCGTACTCGACGCGTTTCCGCATGGCGGGCCGACCGAAACTGACGACCGGCCCGGTCGGTGCCGACCGAATGTCGGCGAGTTCCTGCCGCACGCTCTCCAGTTCCAGATGCACGAGCGTCGCGATGTCCTCGGCGCGCAGAGGCTCGGCGGTGTTCTGCGCCGGTTGAGGCTCGGCCGGTTCGGCGCTCGCGGCCGCCGATTCGTCGGTGCTGTTCTTCGGCGTCTTCGCTTGTCGCCCGTCGGAGTCGTAGCGCAGCCCGGACTCGTCCGCGCGCTCGTTGTCGCGCGCCTGCTCGTTGTCGATCTGCTCGGCGTCCTCGCCCTGCTCCGCGACGACTTGGCTGCGCGAGGTAAACCCCGCACGGATGGCCGCGACGGAGGCTTCCACGTCCTGCACCGGGTGCAGGTACGGCCAACTCTGCGGACTCCACTTGACGCGCAAGTACGGCTCACCGGCGGGCGTGCCGTAGCCGGGCGGCATCGGCAGCGCGCCCGACAGCACGGCGCGATCGAACCAGGCCCGCCAGACCCGACGACACACCTGATACGCGAGGATCTGGTGCTGCGTCGCCTGCAACCGTCGGCGAAATTCGTGGAGGATGACGCGCACGATCCGATCGTTGAGGCCAGACAGGTCGCCGGTGACGACTTCGTACGGCACACCGGCAGCCGTGCAGGCGGCGCGCAGTTGCGCCTTCGTGAAGTCCGCGTACCCGCTCTGCACGTCAGGCGGATCGGAGAACTTCACGTCCTCGCCGAGGTCGAGTTCCTGAAACGTCCCCGGCTCAAGCGAGAGCGTCGGCTTCTCCGTCGCCGTCGAGGATGAGAGCGCTTCACCGGTCAGCGGGTGCAGGCTCGCATCCCCGACACCCGTCCGCGTCAGGAAGGCGACGAACATATTCTGGAGTTGCTGCTTCAGGAGCGTCGCGTCGGTGAACTTGTCGAGCTCATGAAGCGGCACAAGCGAGGCGTGCAGGTGCGGCAAGCCGCGCATCTGGCCGGGACGCAGCGGATCGAAGAGGTGGATGATCTGGTCAGCGGGAATCTCTTTCAGGAGTGCAGCATCGACCGTGTCCTGAAAATCGCCCGGGTGCTCGCGATACATGTGATACGCGGTCCGCTTGCCGATGGCGTTGAGTTGAATGCCAGCCCGGATCCGGTTCCCGTTCGCGAGGCGCATGGTGTACCAGAGCGGGCAGAGTTCCGGTTCGAGCACCTGCACCTGCAGCGGCACCGCGAGGCCGTCCTCGGGCCGCCGCGGGCGGAGCCGCAGGAATACCTCCCCGCCCTCAAGCCAGCCCCGCGTCGCTTGCCCGAGTTGCCCATCCCATGACAGCAGGCCGTCGGCGTCAGTTTCGTCCGTCCACCGGAACCAGAGTTGATGCACCGCCTTGACGAAGGCCGGATCCGGCGCGAGCGAGAAGGGCTTGATGCCGTCTCCGACGAGGTTCGTCACGAGCCGATCGATGATCGCCTTGGCGTTCCCGTCATTGCGGACGGCGTCTCGAGCACGCGCGCGAACCGTCGGCAGCGTTGGCAGCGTGGCGGCGTTCGGCCCGATCGCCGGCGCGCGCCAGTTCAGCGTCCGCCGCGTCTGCGCGCCGGCTTCGTAGGCCGCACCGGACGTGGCCGTCGTGGCGTTCTTGACCGCCGGCAGGCGCTTCCCCTTCACCCCTCGCGCACGCGAGGAACGACGCGGCATGGTGACAAAGGGCGGCATGGCTAGTCTTTCTCCGCCTTCGGTGAGAGCTTGAACGTCTGCGGGTTCAGCATGAGATCCGGATTCGCCGATTCGATCCGGCGCTTGACCGTGTCGAGATCCACGAGCGAGCCATCGACGCGCGCGGCTTGCAACTCCCGCAGGGCCGGAAGCTGCGCCTCGCAGCGACCGAGATCGCGGAGCGCGTTCGCCACGAGCGCGGAGGCGTCAGACAGGCGCGGCTTCTCCTGCGCCTGCATGAACGCCACTTGAGACGGCGGCAGCGCGATGCCGATCGCCAGCATGAAACCATAGACCCAGCGATTCATGGGACCGTGCATCATGTGCCCGAGCACGCCGACGCCGAGGACGTGACCACGCCTGTCGTACTGATACACAGAAACCGCGTCCCGCTCGAGGCCGGCGCGACAGCCGTCGTGAGATCGAGACCGCTGATCGTGAGCGTCGTCCCGCCAGCCGGCGCCGCAATCGCGACGCTCGGCGTATTGCCGGCCGTGATGGTCGCCCAGTCCACATAGGCCGGTCCGGTGTTGACGTCGTAGACCGAGAATTTATAGGTGTGGCCGTCGTTGGGGTTTGTGCGGATCGCCAACCCATCAGCGAGCGTCAAACTGAGCGGACGAACGACCACGCCCCCGTTCACATGCAGTCGCACCGGGACGGGCGAGCCGTCTACGACAGATCCATCGACTATAGCTGCGAGCACGCCCTCCGACACGTTGCCATACTTCCATGACGATCCGGTATAACCAGCCACGAGTACCTGACCGAGATAGTCACCGTCCACGACGGCGGTCGGCGCCGCGAGCGATCCGTTACTGTTCGCCCACGTCAGCGCCGGGTTGCCCAACGTCCCATGACTCCCGATCATGGTGATGTTCGGAAAGTCGTCTTCAAGGGACACAACAAGCTGCATCGGCGTTCCGGCGTTGAAGGGCTGGAACAAGTCGATCCACACAACCGCGAGGCCGTCCGTGGGTCCAACCAGCACGCCGCCATCCATTGCCGTGTCGCTATAGGTCGGAATGGGAAAAGTAAACGGCGCCGGGAACTGCGCGAGGACGCCGCTTACCGTGCCCGATGCTGAAGCCACCACGATCGCACTAGCCGAGACATCGTTGTTGATCAACGTGATCACGTCGCTTGCGGTCGTAACCACGGCGTTGTTCACTCCGCCGGCTGTCGTGTCGTCCTCGGCTCCGGTCAACGGGCTGGCGCCCGTACCGCTCGCCGTCGCCGTCCACCAGGTCAGCACTGGATCGAGATTCGCGGCGTTGATGGCTGCGGCGACGAGTGCCGCGGTGTTCTTCGCCGCGTCCGGTGTTCCGCCCGCTCCATTCCCCAACGTGATCGTCAGCGTGAACGCCATCTCATCGTAAGAGGTCGCCAGCGCTGCGTTCGGCGTGGCGGTCGTCACCACCTCGAACACGTAGCCATTTCCGTCGGTGCCGACGCCGCCCTCCGGCGTGATCGCAATCGCGATCGTGCCATCGGCACCAGACCCGAGGGACGCCGTGGCTTGCGTACCGGCCCCGTTGGTATCGAGCGTGACGATGATGTTGGTCCCGTTCACCGCCACCGTCTGCGTAGCCGTCGAATCCGTGTTTCGATAGCGGATCGAGAATTCAGAGACGCCTGGCTTGCCGACGTACGCGACGCTGTTGTTATTGCCGCTCGGATTCACGAGGACATACGCAGGCGCGAAGCCTGAACTTGTCAACACTCCGTCGAACGTCGGCGTGTCTGTCGTGTTCAGGTCTTGGTCAAAAGGGTTCCCGGATCCACCTCCAGGGGACCAAAGGCGCGCATCGGATCGGATATTCGACACGACGGCCGACCCAGAAGAGTGCGCCGAGAACCGCACGCGGACCCGCTTGATACCAGAGACCGGAATCGAGTACAGGCCCGTCGTCGTCGTCGTCGTGACCGCCGTCGTCGGATCCGTCGACTTGTACGCACTGACCACGACCCACGTCGTGTCGTCGTTCGTCGCTTCGAAGGCGAGCGTGCCTGAGAACGTGCCGGTAATCTGAATCCCGACCGTGCCGAATCCGCTCACGGTGATGACGGAGCATCCCGCGCTCGACGTCGTGCCAGCCGCGCACACCGCGCTCGTCAACGTGTCAGCCGCAGAGGCGGGGCGCACCGCGAACAGCAGGATCGCGAAGAACAGAAACAGCCAGCGCTTCATCGTCAGAATCCTTTCGCAGCGACGCCGAGGCTCTGCTTTGGCCGACCGGCGAGTTCTCTCAGCTTTTGTTCGAAGTACGCGATCGCCTTCGTGAGCTCGTCGATGGATCGGTATTCCACGGCGCGATCCGAGAACGTCACCCGTAGTTCGCCGCGCGACAGCGCCGTTTCAAGTGCGGTGATGTAGGCCGTCAGTTGCGCCTCGGTGTAGGCCACGTCGGAGAGTGTCGCGCACGGCGCGCTCGCCGCGTCTGGGGAAACTACGAAAACCTCACGGCGGAGGCCCAGGCCAGGCCGGCGGCGCGTACATCGTCAACACCAAACGTAGCAAGGTCCGCACGTCTTTCCCTGAGACAACCGCCTGCCGGCAGTAGCGATCGAGCACGGAGGTCGGAATGCGGACGCTGGTCACGATCGTGGGATCGCCCGACCGCGGCCGTCCTCCCTTCTTGGCGGTTTTGGTGCTCATACCGTAGCCCGGTCGCAGGCTCGCCACCGCGCGATCAATGGCTGCAGCGGCCGCTGCGCCGGCGCGAACCCCAGCACGGCCCGCCGTAAGGTGCTCTTGACATGGAGGATCCGCGTCACGCCCGGATCGAACGCCGCCCAGGTCGCGTCTTCACAGTTCCACTCGGCGCAGGGGAGCTGGCGCACCTGCAGATCGCGCGCCTTCCCACCTTCGAGCACCGACCCGAGCGCGGCCTGGTTCATCCCGCCGTACTGCTGCCGCCACGCGCGCAGCGCCTTCTGGTCACGCAACAGCCGACGGTTCTCATCGCGCCAGGCACGCAGAAACCCACGCACCTGGTCAGACACACGCACGAAGATCACGCCCGCGTTGAAGGGGAACCGCGTCGTCGGCTTCGTCGTATAGGCGAAATCGAACGGCAAATCCCACACCGGATCGAGTGGGCGCAGGATGAGCGTGTCCGCATCGATCAGCAGAATCCGATCTCCGTCTGGCGCCTGCTCGACGAGCGCGCACCAGTGATCGAGCTTGTACGTGTTCGCGGCGAGTCCGGCGGCGACCTGGAGACGCGGCCCTGGCGGGAGCTGAGCGATCGTGACGCGCCAGTCCTCGCAGTGCTGCGCCGCCGAGTAGCCAAGGACGCGCGCCAGCCGGATCCAGTGCTCGCGCTCACGCGGCACGTCGGCGAAATAGACGGACTCGAGGCGCGGCGTCATCGCCTGTAGTGCCTCCGCACCCACGGCAGTTGTCTCGCGCGCGCTGACCAGGGGTCCGTGCCGCCATGAAACATCACCACGCGCGCATCCACCGGGAGCGGCCGCGGCGCCCCGTGCTTGATCCGGATGTGCACGTTGTAGGAATACACCCCGTCGGCCGTCGTCCAGGTCGCCTCGCCTGGCCCGAGGCAGTACGACAGCCATGCTTGATCGCTGCCGAACTTGCCAGACTCAGCGGCGAGACGGGGCGACACCTGCGGATCGAACTCCGTCCAGACGCGCGGCCGAGCGCCCGCCGTCATCATCCACATTGAACCGTTATAAAAGCTCTTTGGATTGGTCTCGCCCCACGCGATGAAGTCCTCTGGCCGATTCCAGAGCGGCGAGAGGTCGCCGACGATGACGGTGTCGAGGTCGAGCGAGACGAAGCGATCGCCGAGGACGGACGCGATCTCGGGATGGAACGCCCGCAGGCGCCGATAGCAGCTCGGCTGATGCGCGCCGAGCGGGTTCTGGACGCCGGCGAAATCGTTCCACGCCGGCACGACGCGGATCGCCGGATCGAGTCCTTTCGGCTGGTCAGTCACGCAGACAAACTCGTGCGCGTGCGGGTAATTGCGACGCACCATCGCGGCCAGCACGTTGACGTGTTCGGCCTTGAACTGCGACCGATACGTCGCCGGCGGCGCCCAGAACCACGTTACGACCGAGATCACAACACCTCCACATAGGGGAACGACAGCACCTTCGGTCGCCAGTCAGCGCCGCGGGCGTGGATCAGGTCGCGCACTGCCCGATCTTCCGGTTGCTTGCGCAGGTAGCGCGTCGTCGAGGAGTCGCCGACGAATTCGTGGCGGATCAGCTCGTGCGTGAGCACCGCCAACGGTGCCGTCGCCGCACAGCGCCGCCTCCAGTCTCCGTCGGTCCCGTAGAACCCGGACAACGCCTCGTCGTAGCCGCCGACCTTCCAAAACATCGCGCGCGTCATCAGGAAGCTGTTTTTGTGCGGCTCGAGCACGGCGCCGGAATGCTCGCGACGGGAGAACGCATAGATCGTGTCCGTCCGACGCACGCCGAAGATCACCGCCTCGAGCGTCTCCGGCGGCACGACGTGATCCATGTCGGTCAGGAGCAGCCACCCGTCCGCGGCTTCGTGCGCGCCGATATTGCGCGCGGCCAGCCAATTCCAGCGGACATCCTGACCGATCCGAAACAGGCGCATCGAGAATGGGCGCTCGTCCTCAAGTGGAAGACAGACGGGCTCCGGCGATCCGTCGTCGACAACGACCACGGAGACATACGGGCGGAACGGGCGATACACCTCATGCTGCCACCGTTGCACCTGCTCCTCGAAGAACTGGTGATTGGCATAGAACGGCAGGATTAGTGTGACCGGCACCGGCACGATTGAGCGCGCCGGCTTGACGCGCGGGAACTTCGCACACCAGCTCACCGCGCACCTCCGATCCGCAGGTGCTTGCGATACCGCCCCTGCTGCGGAATCTGAAACGCCACGCCAGGCGACGGCCGCCGGAAGACCCCGCGCACCAGCTCACCACGCGGCGTCGTCTGCCGTTCGAATTTGACCACCTCGTAGCCGTTCGCCGCCGCGAGATCGAGATAGACGCAGTCGTTGGTCAGGTAGAAGCAGTGCTCGGTGTAGCCCTGCGCCGGTCGATCAAACACGATGAACCCGCCCGGCGTCGCGAGCTCGTGGAGCGTGCGCCAGACTTGCGCCTGGTCGAAGATGTGCTCGCCGGTGCCAAAGTCCGTCACGAGATCGAACGTGCCGAGGTGCAGCTTCGTGAGCGGCAGATTCAGATCCGCCGTCACCGTGCCGTTGCCATTCCCGTCGATCGAGACGTAGCGATCGCAGCCGAGCTCGCGGTAGAAGTCCAGCGCCGACGACGGGCGCTTCGTCGAGAGCATCTGATCGCCGAGTTCGCAGACGGCAAAACCAGCCGGCAGGTTGAGCGCCTTGATGAAGGCCGCCGGCTCTCTCAGAATGCCCATCAGTCGACCACCCAGAGGAAGGACGGCGTCCGATCGCCGGCCGTGATGAACCACGGATCAATCGCGTGGTCGGCGGTATACCGCTGCACCGCCTCGATGACATGAATCGTCGGCTTGTTCTTGAAGGCCCGGTAGTCGTGCCCGCCGATCCACCCACCAGATTTGACCTTCGGCGCCCACGCGGTCAGGTCTTCGTAGACCGCCTCTTCGACGTGGTTCCCGTCGATAAACGCGAAGTCAAGCGACCGATCCGGCACGTCCTTCGCGGCCTCAACGGAAAAGGACCGCACGATTGTGTGATTGAACGGCGCCAGACGGGTGCGGGCGAGATCGTAGGCTTCCTCCATAACCCGCACCGCTTGATCGGGCGGCATCGTGTTCTTCGTGTCGAGCCACGCGGGATACGAGAGCCACGGATCAACGCACAGTATGTGCAGATCCGGGTTCGCCTCACAGAACTTCGCCGAGAATTCCCCTTTCCAGACGCCAATCTCGGCCCCGCGCGTGAATCCCGCCACGCGGCAGAGCGCCGGCAGATCGTCGCGGCGCATGGCAAGGCGGATCGGCGGCCCTGGTTCCGTGGACTCCGCCCGCGCGAACAGCCAGTCCGTCAGACACTCGACGCTCACGCGGCACGCTCCGGGAAGTTGAGGCGAGCGAAATCGCCTCGATACTTCACGGCGGCTGCGTCATACGCCAGCGCTGCCGCTTCGACTGTCGCAAAGAGCCCCAGCGCTACCTCTTTGTTGTTGACTTTGATCCTGGCACGCCACGAGCCGCTCTGCTTGTGCCAACTCACGCCTTTGAAACCAGAGTTGTTCCGGATCTGCTTTCTGGCGTTGTGAGTATTTTGGGTGAGAGTCGAAGCTCTCAGATTCCGGCGGGTATTATCAAGACCATTTGAATTACGATGGTCGATGACGAACCCGTCAGGGATCGCGATGCTGGCCAGCGTTGCAACATCGACGTGCATGTATCGCTTCCGCTTCTGAGCCGAGCGGCCAAAGCCATTTCGGATCCATCGATAGGCGTAGACAATCTGGTTGCCGTCCTTC